GTTGGAAGAAACAGTCAAAAGATTCAAGGTACTGCAGCAGATTTAACAATTTCAACTAACCGAGCAGGCATAGCATTGGTGTTCTATGATAGTGACAATGGTTGGTTATTAAAGTATAACGATTAATTATGGCTAACTTACAAGATATAGTAAATAGAAGTGAAGTAGGGGCTATTAAGCCTTGGACAAAAGCTGCGGCACCAGATGGATACTTACTATGTAATGGAGGAGCTGTATCAAGATCAACGTATGCAGATTTATTTGCTGTAATTTCTACAACGTATGGTGCAGGTGATGGTTCAACAACATTTAACGTTCCTCAATTACAAGGTAAAATGCCACAAGGTTATGATGGTAATACATACAACTTAGCGGGTACTGGTGGTGCAAACACAGTAACTGTAGCGGTAACAAATAACCAAGCTGCAACTAATGCTACAAACCAAGCTGTTACTATAACAGGTAGTATTTCCAATACATCATTAACAACTGCACAATTAGCAAGTCACTCTCACGGATTTAATGCCAGTCAAGCTACTGTCGGAGGCTTAATTGCTCCTGGCGGTGGTGTTGCTGCTGGAAATCCACCGTCTGCTGGAAACACAGGCAACCAAGGTTCAGGAACTGCACACACCCACTCTCACACTTTATCTGGTACTTTAACAGGTAACATTACAACAAGTTTAACTGGAACTGTTACGGCTGCAGGTACAAATACATTCTCACCTTTTGTGGTGGTTAACTATATTATAAAGCATTAGGAGATATTGATGGCAACACAAATAGTAATATTAAACGGAAGTAGAATTCTAGTAGATGATTCCTTTGGTATTGATTGGGCAGATAAAGGGACTGCTTGGCAATCTGGATGGTGTCCAAACACTGTTCATGCAGTTATTTGGAACAATTTAGCTGGTCAAAACGAAATTCAAAGCAAAGATGCTTCTACTGGAATGATGACAGGTAATACTGATTTAAATGCTACAAGTGATGCTGTTGGATCAACAACAATAGCTGATTTACTTACTTGGGCAGAAACACGAAAAGGTCAAATTCAAGCTGCTATAACAGCTTATGATAATGCTTTAGCTGATGATATAACAAATGGAACTACTAATGCTGTTGGTAAGACTTGGGTTGATTACGACTCAAATCACTCGTAAATATTAATTTTTGGTCTAAGCCCCAAAACTTTTTCTTCTTCTATTTTTGCATTCGGACCGTTTAAATCAACATAGTGAACAAATAATTGATGATGCCACGATCCTTCAGGTTGATGAAAAGTGGGTCTCCAATGTTCAATTTCACACCCTTTGTAAATAACACCATCTCCTTTTTTAATAAAAACAGAATTCTCACCCATATATAAAGGCCATTTATACTCCTTATTTTTGTAAGAATAAGCAAGAGAAATAGATGCACTTATTTCACAGGCACCTCTATCCGTATGTCTTTTTAAATCAGATCCTGGAAGATATATTCTATTAAAACAATAAATAGGTTTTAATTTTAAATTTGTTTGTTTTTCCATAATTGGAAGTAAATAATGAAGAAGATGATGATATACTTCTGATTCACAAGAATGAAAAGATGTTGACAGAGGACCAACTTGTTCATCATAAAAATTTTTTTTTCTTAAAGCTTTTTTAACACTGTATAATGAAAGATATTCAACCATGTCATTAGACAACATGTTTTTGACATATTTATACTTATTAATTTCTAATGAATCCATGTTATTATTGCGTGTCTATCACCATTTGAAACTGGTGTAACAGCATGAGGAAAACAAAAATTACTTGGAAACATTATAACATCTCCTCTTTTTGTTTTAACAAAATACTCTTCATCAAAAAAAACAAAATCACCACCCTTAAAATTATCATTTAAAATTATAGAGCAACTTAAAACTCTTGGGTGTAAATCCATATGATCAGTGTGCATTTTATATTCACCGCCATCTATTCCTTTGTAAAGTAAATGACTATATCCCGTATCTTCAACAGCTAAACCAAAATTACACCATTTAAACTCAGAAACATATTTTAAAAGTGCTTCAGATACAACTTTAAAAATTTCATTATCGTAATCTTGGGATAGATTTTTTAAATAACAATTTCTTACCTTTTTATGTATTTCGTTGTCACCCACAGTGGCAACGCTAAAATCTTTTTCTATGTCAACATTATTTACTATTTTATCACATAAAGTTTTATCAATTAAATTATCGTATTTTTTTATAAAATTTTTTATTTCCATGATTTTTTCTTCCAAAACATTGTTTTATATCTATCCATCCATTTACTAAGTAAATTGTTAAGAGTTTTACCATGTTCCTTCTCATGATAAAAACCAGACCATGCTTTCCAAGGTTCTCGTTTAAAAGGAATTACTTGAACCATAGCATCCCCTTTTTTAATTAAAAATTGTTCATCTCTTTTATGTAAAATAAAAGGAAAATGAATTGTATTTATATATACATCTGTATCAACAACGCCTGATATAATTTCAAAACGAGGTTCTAATCTATTAATTGGTTTTATAAATAAAGAACTGTAACCAGGCGGTGTTTTGATTAACCATTTATTGTGAAATTTACCTGCATTTTTACCTGATATTTTTTTCCAAGAATCAGGTAATTGAGTAGAATTATGAAAACCAAAGTCATCTTGTTCTTTGTTTGCAGGGACAACAGAAAAATCATCTTCAATAGGATCAACAATGTAATCTTGATCAAAAGGTATAATATAACCTGAAGTCATAGCGTCCAAAAAAGGCACACATGTTTTTAGTGTAGGTTGATGTAAATTATTTTTTGTATGTCTTTCTAGTTTTCTATATTCTTCAGGAATAAAGCGACCAGCTGGTTTAGGATGAGGCCAAATATCAACCATATTATTATTTGTTGCACAAAAAGTAATTTTTTTATTCAACATTCGGCATACCTTTAATTCTTTTGTATAAAATTAAAAGACATTGATCTTCTAACTTCTCCTTTTATTTTTGTTTTAAATGGCATAACACAATGCTGATGACGTGCTTCAAATATGTAGAAATGACCTACTTCAGGTTCCATCCATGTCATGTTTGTACCATTAACGTCTGTAAAACCTAATTGTCCATCTCTAAATTTATGCGGATCTTTTACGTCATTTATAAATTTTGGTACTTTTAAAAACATAACACTAGACCAACCAGTGTTATCGTGATGAGTGTGAGGAGGATTATATTCACCTTCCATCATATCGTTTATCCAACAACTTAAAATTTCTAATTTTTTACTTCCTTGAAATAAATTTACTTTATCTAATGTTTCGATATAATCATTCATGCAATCAACTATGTGTTTTGCTATTATTGTTTTACTAATATGATGTGTAAATTCTAATTCAGAATCTAATCTTCCCGCTAATCTCGGACCAAAAGAACCTAGTGTTTCTTTATGTTCTTCGTACTTATTATTTAAATCATCAATAGCTTTCAAAGGCATATTATACCTTTTAATAATTCTTCCAAAAACGTTTGTTTGTGCTTTCATTCTTTTTTCTGTCTGTTTCATAACACAAATTTTCTGTCAAGAAAACAATTTTAAAAAGATTACTTGATATATTCTATACACATGTTTAAATTAGATCTCACCCAAAAATTATAAATCAAGGAGATATTATGGAAAATCAAGAAGTATTGAAGGCTATAGCTACCCTTGCTGATAAGGTGAGTCGTTACCACGAACGTTTATTGGCAGTGGAAAGAGAAAATGAAAAATTACAAAAACAATTATTAGAACACAAAAAAAGTTCTCACGTACATACAATTCAAGGTAAACCATATAACTCTGATGCGACTGTTATGGTAACAGGCTTAGATTCTGATATGGAATGTGAAGCGTGTAGCGCTTAATTAATCAGGAGTTTCACCTAACATATCTGCTAAAGAAGGGGCGAATACTTTTACGTCTCTTCTAATTTTTTCAGCAGTTGTAGATGTTCCTGGATTATCAATATCAGCTTGAGCTTCTTCTTCTGAATTATACTCAACACCAGTGTCTACATGTGTAAGTGTTGTTTCAGTTTTTACTTTATAATGTGGAATTCTTCTTCCATCTTCAGTTGTAATGTGTCCTAGTAACTCAGCAGGTTCAACTATCGGCATCTTCGTTTCTCCAATTTATATTAAAACTAATAATAATTCTATCATCGTCAGAACTATTTGTTTGTACTTCATGTTGTAACCATGAAGGGAAAAAAATCAAGGAATTTTCAACAGGTTCCCATTGTACGCTATGTGCGAGGTGTATGGACGCTTTATCTGTTTTTGGGGGTGATAGTACCTCCGACTGTGGTTTAGGCTCTAGAAACACAATATTTCCACACTTTTTAGGAGCTTTAAGATAAAAGACACCAGATAAGTAATTATATGGATGTGTATGTACATTGTTCCGTGATCCAGGTGGGTTTATCATACCCCACATACCCGTCATTTCAGGAACATAATTATCTTGTACGTCCATATGATTAAAACAATCTTTTGCATATTTAAGAATATCGCCAACTAAAGGTTTAAATTTTTTAATATTATATATTTCATCATGACTATGCCAACCACCAACATTGGACCGTGGCATACCCATCTCATCTTTTTCTCGTAGTTGATAAATGCTATCAATAAGATGTTCGTGGCCTTTAAGTTGTAGTGAAAATACGGGGGTAATAAATAGAGAATGTAAGTTAATCAGAGTTGTCCTTTCGTGACCTCCATAAAACTTGCTATAATGTGCACCTGATTGGCAGCATTGGCTTGAACTTTAAGAACATCACTTTCTTGCAGAACTAAAGGTTGAGTCAATAATTCTGTTGTTGTGTTTGTAGCAACACTCTTTGCTTTGAATACTTCAAAGGTTGCAGAAGCTCGGACAACTTCAACATCAACTAAAGTTGTGTTACCAGAGTCATTACAAATTAAAAGAGATTTTACTACATCCGTAGTAGGCGGAACAGGTGGCGTTGCACCAGCATCAGCCGTAGGAACTGTTATAATGGTTGTTAAATCTGTAGAGGTAACATCTACCATTGCGCTTTTAAAAGTATTAGCCAAGGAAAAAAGCCTCCGACTGTGATTGTTCTTTTAAATCTTGTTGGTAGTTAGTGTTAAGTAAAAGAATAATTTGATCTAATAATTGAACCATTTGATCAAACTGATTAGCATCATATTCTGGTGTTGCATTTGGTAATCGAGTAATTGTTATTCTAGCCATTATCTTCTTCCGTCTGGTCTAAGTTGTAGTTTTGTCGATCCAAGTCTCCAAGCTGTGTCATTAACTGTATTAGTTTCATATTTAATTTTTACTGCTCTACCTCTACCTCTTACATCAATTTTCTCTGTGGTGCCAGTAATAGTGCCTGTTGTCGTTACATTAGCTGCAGATTGTGGATACTGTTCTAGTGTTAAAGTAGCTGTCATTGTATTAGTTAAATTATCAAAGTCTGGAACTAATCTACTAACCGACATAAGTTCATCACCATCGGCAATCTCAACAGATCCAGTTGTTAAAAAAGCAGGTAAAGCTGTACCGTCTGCTTGATTATTACCTGATTCATGTGCGTAAAGATAAGAAGCTCCTGCCGTTAAACCTAATATAGTTGATACATTTGCTGTTACGGAAGCATCGTATTCTGTGGCAATGGGATTTTCAAATACATAAGCACCGAGCCAAGTTGTTCTACCAATATTAACAGTGTACCAAGTTCCTTCTAAATAATTATAAGCAACGCCTCTATCTATTGCCGTAGCATTTGTTGAAGGATAGTACCAAATTATTTCATTAAAAGCTGTGTTAATACCACAAGCAATATCATTTCTGTTTGTGTAACTAAGATCATCAAATACATAATCTTGCACAGAACATGGCATTTTTTTAACAACACCATCATACATGTAAAAAGAATTATCAGACATCCAGTACGCTCTACCATTTATTTCTACTGCTGCATGCTGTGATATTAATCCACAGTTTGCGCCGAGTTGTCTCAAACCAAAAGTAAAAGGTGTACCAACAAATTGAATACCGTGCAAAGATGTATCTGTCCAAACAAGTATTTGACCTGATGATTTAACAGCACCTACTATTCTAGAACCATCGGATATACGTAGTGAACCAG